AGCATCGGTCGTGCCAAGCAACGCCATATCTGCAATAACTGCGGCATCACCAAGCAGGGCTATATCCGCTATTGCCGCTGACGTACCGAGAAGACCCATCGCTGTTACGTTAGCGGTCGTGCCAAGCAAGTCCATGTCCGTGACGATTGCGGCTGTGCCAAGTGTGTTCATGTCGGCAATTACACCGGCATCGCCTAACAATCCCATCGCCGTAACATTTCCAGCTGTACCGAGTAAATCCATATCGGTAACGATTGCAGCCGTCCCTAGAGTGTTCATATCAGCGATGACATCAGTATCAGCGAGAAGCGCCATGTCTGCAACTACGGCGCTCGTACCCAGGGTCGCCATATCGGCAACAGCCGCTGACGTTCCAAGTAAACCCATTGATACCACGTTAGCGGAGGTCGCTAACAAGTCCATATCCGTGACAATTGCAGCTGTGCCAAGAATCGCCATATCCGCAACGGCGGCTGATGTACCGAGTAATCCTATCTCAGTGGCTTTGCCAGCGACTGCGTTGATGTTCGTAATGTTTGTAGCAACAGTACCGACATTGGCTTGGGTCGCCCAGTATTTTGCGGAGTAGGATGACCCTGTGACAGGCCCAGATGTTTTCTCAGCCCACTCGGATGCCAGAGTAGTTGCTGTGCTTAGTGCTGTGCCATCAAGGATGGTCGCAAAGTTTGTGCCGGAAGGTGCCGCCGCTGAAGAAGTGTGTGCGGTTATGCAGACGTATGTACCGTTGTCGTAGGTAACAACGTCTAATTGTTCGTAGGCTGTTGCGTTAGCGTGCGCGCCCCTCTGTCGAAAGATAAACCCCTCATCTACATCAGTCCATGAAACCGATGGAGAAGCGAAGGTTCCCATTCGCGTTTGTAACTGACGCGTAGCAGAAACTATCCTAACCTGAAATTTATCTGAATCTACAAGGCCTGTTGAGGTATCCCATATATCGGCCATAAGGTCGTATATTTCTCTATCATTGAATTCACAGGCTTCAAGGTAAGTGTCGAGTACGTGTGTTCCTGTTTTAGAGGAGGTGAAACTAATCTGTTCGCCAATTGGTCTTGTAATAGCCATTATTTATACCAACCTTTAGCTTTCATGAATTTAACGAGATGAGACATTGTGAGGACAATTTCATCATCATCCGGGTATCTCTCCTCTAGTTTGTCTAGTTTTTCCCTTAAATCCCCAAGCAATCCCCTGACTTCTCCCACTTCGAGAACGAGACCTTTCGCTATATCTACAACCTCCTGCGGGGGAGAGCTAACCTTCATTGCCTCATCTATTTGTAGTTTTATGTCACCAGCGATTTGCTGGCGTAACTGGCCAATGAATTCTTCTAATTCGTCAAATCTCTTAATCAAAGAGTCTAAGTGTGGGTCTAGCATTATGCGCCTCCCATTGGTTGTAGATTACCGTTTTGAACTTGCTTTCCTACCTGTTCATTAGATTGAACTGAAGCTCCACGCATCTTCTCCATCATCGCCATTTCCTGACTTGGCGACATACCCTGTTGCTGTAGCTGTTCCTGGCTTATACGAAACTGATCTAGATCAGAAATACCCATAGCACGTATAGCCTCTTCTGCGATCTTGCCTGCGTTGTATTCCATATTCAGGCCTGTCTGGTGCATGATTTGAAGTATCGACATCCATGTATCAGCACTGCGTGATGGTTCTAATGGAAGGGTTCCATCTACAACCAAGTAATCTATATCTCCTTGTAGATCAGAGCTTGAAGTAAAGTCGATGTAATCATCCTGAACCATGGTAGATAACTGATTGGGCATATTGTATGGGTCTACTCTTATAGAGCCAGAGAACGGTAGTGCATCTTGTATATTCGAAACCATCATGCGTACCATAGGACGCATGGTGGTTGCTGACATTATGCGCGCCATCACACCAAGTCTTTGAGAGCCTAACTGAGTTAAGCGCTGTATTTCTGTTGCTGTTCGTACATCGGGAGTGGGAACGCCCTGCTGTGCATCAGAAGCGGCTGATGTTCTGTTTTTAAGTTCTGACAGTGCCGCGATATCTTGCCAGTGCCCTTTAGTAACGTCAGGCACTTGCGCGATGAACACACCATCGCCAGGAGTTGTTCCCGGCATAGCACGCACAACACCCCACGGGTTCCTATCAATTAGGTCTGGTATAGATACTTGTGTTGGGTCAGCAAAAATAAGATTGTTTAGTGCGGCTTGCACGTTATCTATACGAGATCGTAATAACCAAGTAGCAACATCATGAAGAGGTAGTAGTATGTCGTATAAGGATTGACCATACGTTTTATGGTTGTCGTAGTAGATTCCACCAATTACTACTGGGAACTGTTGCCCATACGGATTGAGCTGGCAACGGATGATGTACTTCTCATCCAGAACTGTGATTAAAAGCCAAATCGATTCAACTCCCGGCATACCCAATTCATAACCTGCGAGGTTTACCCAGAGTTCATCTACGGTATTGGCGTTTGAGAGTTTGAACGAATTGTGTCTTTCGTTAGCTTGGCTTGGGTCTATATTCCAGCCGCGCCCTTCTTCATGTGCATATGAATGCGCGTCCCATCCATTTGATGAAACATCAAGTCGATTACGTATTGCTGGATACTTTTTTAGTTTCGGGTAAAGCCCTGATCTAAGAAGATTGTTATAAGTAACAAAATCTGTAAAGGCTATAAACCCCATTGATTCCCAATCACCCCACGATACACGAGGGTCTGGGAATGTGCGTCTGGGATCAAAGTTAATAATGTTGTTGTGGTTTGATGTTGAGTCCCAGGCTATTTTGGTTGGAGCGAATCCGTAACGGATAGAGTCCTGCATCATTTGCGCTATACGGGCTTCTCCCGCTGTGCGCCTCATGTGTTGATGTAGTACACGCTCCAGAATCATTGAAACTTTACGTGAATCCCTGTTTAAGCCTTCAAGCTGAAACATGGGATTACGACCAGCAAGCGCCGCCATCAGGTATGTCATCACAGTATCTGCAATAGCCCGCGTATCTGTGATAACAGCTTTTTCCCTGAACTCGGTTGCTGTGTCGGGAACATACACATCGTGCGCCCGATCTGCCTCTTTCCAATGAGCGTATCTTTTGGATATGCGTGAATGAGACATATCCAAACAAGCGCGCACGAAATCAACTAGCTTTGTTTCCTCTTCATCAGAGAGGAGTGGGGCTATGTCCTGATATTCTTCTAGTGCACGCGTATATTGGGACAGGTCGACGATGGTATGGTCTTCTGTCCCGCGGATATCACGGTAGTCTGACATGGGCTCGATTATCTTGGTTTGAGGTTAATTTGTCGTCCCTAAATACCCCAACCTCTCCATTGCGGATGATTGGCTTGTCTAGAAAACGAGTCTTTGTATTTTGTAAATTTAGTGTTAAGAGAGTCCCCTATGTTTACTTGAACATCAAAATTAACTCCCATATGCATTCTGGATATAGCATCCAAGAGAATAGATAGAGCATCTACATCATCATCATGAGTTGCTGAGGGGAATGAAACTGTTGCATCCATAAAGTCATCTACCCATTTGGCAGCCTGCGGAAGCCAAACTCGGCCACCTTCTATCAGTGGGGTTATAGCGTGTACGCGTGTAACCTTATCCGCGCTCACCTTATATGGGATAACGGCTACACCGGTCTCATTCTTCAGCTCCTGTATCAGGGATTGGCCGGAGGCTTTGTCTTCAATGTAGAGGCCGCGAAGTCCTTTGCCCCGGTATTTGGTATTCAATTGTATCGCTTTTTGCTTTAATTCAGGAAAATCATACCTCCCCTTCACCCTGTCTATTATGTAAATATCCCCATCTGTAGCTAGCCCGCCAACAAGGAAAACAGAATAATCCGCTGTTTCTGTCTTCTTGAATGCAGTGTCAGCAGAAATAATCATGGCTTGGAAGTTAGTGGGGTTGATTACTTCCGGGTCATAGAACTTCCACCATGAAGACTTAATGATATTACCGCCCTCTATATAGGGGGATTGCTGGTATAGAGCGGCGAATTCTCTTGGATTAAGCCTTTCCATCCTATCAAGCGTTTCTAATGGAAATCTATCTGGCCATAGCGCTTCTACCTTTGTTGGTGTGTAGTGGCGTTTACTAGGAGCTACTTTAGAAATTTCCCCCTGTTTTATATATCTAGGATCATCTTTAGGTAGTTCTGATACAGAACGCATAACACCTGCTTCCTTCTCTAGCTTTGCAGGAAAATTGATGTGTAACCATCTATTTTCCTGCCAATCCTCAGTAGCTTGTATGCGCCCGCCCGGATCATCTGGATGCCAGCGGGTAAGAATCATTATCTGTATAGGGGGAGACCCATCAGCTTCTGGCTGTAATCTGGTCACCAATGCTGAGATATAGTAGTTCCAGGCATTATTTCGGGTAGTTACTGATTCGGCTTCCTGTCTGTTCTTAATGGGGTCATCTATGATGAGCAGGTTAGCCGGTCTGCCAGATGTCGTGCCTCCCATGCCTATGCCGAAGTAAGCTCCATTCATGCTTGTTCGCCACACATCTGCTGCACGAGATGAAGAATCAAATTCAAATGTAGGGAATATCTGGGGGAATATGTCCTCATTAGCTATTCCTCGAACACTTCTGCCAAAGTCGATTGCGAGCTGGCTGTTGTATGAGGTGGACATTACATAGCGTGATGGGTTTTTACCTATGTAGTAGGCAGGGAAAAGTTGTGTAGCAAAGGTAGATTTCGCGTGTCTAGGGGGCATATTTATGAGTACGTTATATACAGGGTCTCCCTTTAGGTTCTCCTTTTTTAGATTTCCCTTGCTGTCAAACGTCCCTTTGAACCCGGAAGTAAGCTTTCTCTTCTCCAGTAGGTCTAGTGCGTGCATTAGAACTACTTGGAATTCTGGGAATTCCCAAGTTGGGTTAATCGCTTTTACAAAATCTACATAAGAGTCTTCCGCTCTTCGAATAGATAGAAGATATTTAGCCGCATCTTGCTGACTCAGGCTCATTCCTTTACCTCATCCACTGGAACAGACTCTATTACAGGACTAGAGCCGGAATATTGGCGGATAGTATTAATTCTCTGGGTTGCAAGCTCTGTGGCTATGGTTCTGTCATGAATTGAATCAATCATCAGGTTCATGAGGTGGTCATATATGGCCTGTTGCCTCTTCAATGGGTCTTCTATTGTATGGAACTTCTTATCTTTCATAGAGGTTGCAAGGTCTTTAAGCGTAGTAGAGCTAGTGTATTGCTGTGTTTTGGCTATATCCATTGTATCTCCTTTGTTACACCTTTCGATTTTTACTAAAACTGCTCGTGACTAGGGGCTACCAATTCGACTCGGCGACGCGAAGGCGGCGCCGGGGGTGACCCCCCCGTGCGCACGTTTACGACGCGTGTTATGCGTAAATCGCGTTCGCGCACGCGCCTCTGCTCAGCAAAGCTGAGCAGGTCTATTGATGAGCGAGTCCAATGGCTCAAATCGCCGGAGATATTTCCGGTTCCACATGAGGAAACGTGATGAACACGATGAACGTGTTGACAACGAAGCCGAAGGTTATCGCGATTAACGGCCCAAAGGGCCGAATGGAGTTGTCTGGTCACCCGATCAGGATCGTGAAGCGGGGTCGCAAGGTTGTGTACGGTGTCGCGATTCAGGGCAACCTTCACGAGGTGAAGGCACAGGCTCCGATGGTCGTGATTGCTGACCTGTCGGCAAAGCCGATTCTTGAGGGTCGTGACGCGTATCGCGAGGGGAGCAAAGCGGCAACCAAGGCCGATCTTGCGAAGGTTCCTGCCGTGAAGCAGGAGAGTGCTCCTTCGGAGCCTGCAACCACCTTCACGAGTAAGCCTTCTGGGAAGGCTCCAGATGCGATGGAGAAGCGTCTCGCGAAGTTGGAGAAGGCTCTTGAGGCAATCGTGAGCAAACTCAGCTAATCGCGAGTTGCTGAGACAGGGGAGAGTCCTTTGGACTCTCCCCTTTTTTTTGTTCGCGCGTGTATGCGGATACTTCACGAAGACCGATGATGACGAAATCACGTTTTGGCGGAACCCTTCGTGTGGTCACGAACGATGGTATCGTGAGAAGGGGGTTCAATCATTTCAACGTCTTCGGGAGAAGCGAGAACGCCCTTTTGGGGCGTTTCTTCAACGTCTTTTTCGTGAAATCCAGACGCAATGGCCTCCAATTCATCTCGCGAGAGTTTGTTTACGTCAAGGTGACGATGTTCGACAGTCGTATGAGATTGCGAAAGATCAGGAACGATCTTCGACATCAAGGTGCGAAACAACGCGACTTGCTGTGGTGTCCACTTGATCTCACCTTCGACAGCGCGAATAGCGAGAGGAAGGATGGTCTGCACTTCATCACGAATGTATCCACGCAATTTCGCAACGTCACGCATCGTGAGAGGTGCTCTTTCGTACATTTTCGCGAGGTTGGAAACGGTGACTCGCTTCACCTTCTTGCGATCTTGGTTTATTTCTTGAGGAACTATTTTCATGATACCAATTTTCCTATTCGTGATACAGGGTGTCGTCCTCACGAACACCTATGTACACGCGTCTGCTTGGCAAAGCCAAGCAGTTCTGTTGATGTCCGAGCCGGTTTGCCACTCCGGTTCACCTTCCTTTCAACCAGTGGCGGGAGACATATCGTGAACAAGACGGAAATTAAGCGTTTACTTCCCGAATTGAGCGAGGAAATCGTTGATGTGATATTCGAGAATGGCATGACAGTCCATGATCTCACGGAGCAGGACTCGATTGGATTCGCGTTTATGGGCGACCCACTTGACCCAGATTCGCGCATAGACACCGATCTCGAAGTCATGATGGATGGAAACTGGGTCTGTTTATCAGACCCACGACTTTCCGAGGAGCAGTTGGATTCACTTCGTGAACATTGCAAGGATGTTGTTGCCTCTCTCGAAGCGGAAAACTGGTTGTAATCGTAACATGGCACTCCCTTTAGGGGGAGTGCCTTTTCGAGGAATATGCGATGGATACACCTATTTGTGTGAGTTGGCACTCGAATACTGGCAGTCGTACGGCCATTATCGTAAAACGAGGGCATAAGTTCCTGAGTCTTGTGTTTATGGACAAAGGTGTGCGAGTAAAGCGTGTGCATCTTCGCGAGGAGAGATACATGAAACCGCTTACCTATAAAGGTGGGCCTTACCCCATATTGCGAGCCAAGAGACATTATGAGCGTCATGGTCGTATGTGTGGGATCACGATGAGTGCAAAACGTGCTCTAGGAGAAATATGACATGAAAGTGCGCGTAAAGTTGCCGAGTAAGGTAGTTCACGATTCGTCTATCACTGAACTCGTGAATTTCAAGCCTTACGTGATTTTGGCTGTGCAAAAGAACCATGTTCTTATCGAAATCGAAATCACGTTGTTCACGAGTCATGACTGGCATCTAGTTGGCCCGTTAATTGCGAGATACGCGACTGACGAAGATTTGTGAAGGGCTGAAACCATTAGGGTGTTCACCCCTCTACTTGTAGAGGGGATGAACCCCTTAACCTGCCGAGGAATCGGCCAACCAACCGGAGTTTGAATATGAAATGTATTCGTATATTGAAAACGAAGAAGGTTCTCCGCATGAATGACAAAGCGGCCCGCGTATTGGTCAGCTATGGCAAAGCGGAGTGGGTTGCTAAACACGTATGGCGTGAGGAAGGGAGAAAGTACAAATGAGCGAAGACACGGCTGAATAGAAATTTCCCGTAAACGAGATTGGCCTGTTAAAAAAAGGCAGCGCCATCAGTATAAAGACAACTCGCTATTGGAAGAAGCGAGGAGCCGGTCATGCGCGAGGTGGCGTCCACCGATCACTGGCTCTAAGGGATTAGTCCTGGGTAGGGAATCAACCACATCGGACTATAAACTGCCCGTAACTCATTTAACACGAGGAGACGCAATATGGAACTGAGTTTTGTTCGTTTCGAGAATAGGATTCTCGATCTATCATCTGGAAAGGTGACGGAGTTCCCTTCCATCAACCTTGCGAAGAAGGAAAGTCGTAATTTGCAAGGTCGTGTGTTGGGTAATGGTGTGCTTCGTGTGGCAAGCACGAAGACAATCTTTAACCGGCACGTTAAGAGTGCCAAGGAGGCTAATCACGAAGGATGAAAAACTCCTTACCTAATTCACCCCCTCTATCTCTGATAGAGGGGGATGAATTAGTTAGAACCCTCTCCGCTGTATTCCTTTCAATCCCTGCTATCATGAAACGGAGGAATTAAACATGAAGGCAATCATTTTTTCCAACAACAATGCTCCTCGGGAGATTGTTGACACCGGTGCCAGTACGGTATCGGAGTTCCTGAGTGGTCAGGAAGTCGACCAAAACGGTATCGGTATCGTATTAAACGGTACTGTGGTCGATAGTGGCGCAACGCTTAACGACGGTGACCGTCTCACCGTCTCGCGTTCCTCGAAGGGAGCCTAACGGTTCCCGATGTGGCAGGTGGGGTGGCCCGAAAGGGTCACCCCTTTTTTAATGTGATTCGGAGGATTATTACATGACAACTGCTTTTTTAGACACGATATTCAAACCGTCTCCCGAAGACGTCAAGAATATTTACGACCCGCGGCCTGCTCGTATCTTGGAGATTAACAGCCATATCGCGAGTTCGATGGAGCGTTATCACGGAATGATGGAAGATGTTTCTACCGTTTTAAGCAGGATCAACGCGTATAAGATGGATCGAGATTTGGTGTCAAAGGCCGAGCCACTCAATTTCACTGATCTTTGCGAAAAGATCACGACAACATTCAACACTGTCGAGAAGACAGCGTTTCATCATGATGGCGCAGGCACAGTGGCTGGTGAGACCTGCTTCTGTCCTAATGGCTCACTGTGCGTTCTTACGACCGACCTTATCGCGAAAGACAGCGGTGGTGATGGCAAGCCAATCAAGATTGAGCCTCACCTTATCGTTCTTAGTATTGCGATTAGTGAATCAAAGTTTATCCCAGTTGGCGATAGCCTTTACGAAGGTTACGGTCATGCGATGATAGCCCATCCACATTGCATTGGGGCAAACAATCTAACGGCCTGTCTTGGCACGTTTAGCGGTGTTCTGCTTGAGCATATCGCCAATGATGATTACGTCTCAGCTATCGAAACGTGTCTCTCGTTTTTGCAATCTTACAACAGTGAAGATGCCGCCGGTGCTTTGTGGCATAGGTGGCCTTTGGTAGACCCAGTATGAGGTTACATCGAAAGACCTTCATTAGCCGTATAAACGTCAATAACACTGGAGAATTAAATGTCTGACTTAGAGAAAGATGAAACGGAAGAACAGTTGGATCAAATTCTAGAAAGGATACAACTTTGGCTAGAGTCCTCAGATAATGAGGACACTAAAATCCCAATGTCTTGGTTAAATAACTTGTTATCTTCTTGCCCAGAATTAGTAGCACTGGTAGATGAAGAAGGAAAACCCAAGTCATGATGCTCGACATAGGAGTGACAGCATGAGTTCACAAGTAACAGCATATGTGTCTTGCGTGCAATGGTTTTGTGATCGTTGCGGTGAGCAGTTCGATGAATACGATGGTTGTGACTATTCTATGGAAGAAGGAGATCGTGTCCCGTGTGCGGGTGATATGGAGTGCTATACCGAGAACGGACATTATCATGACGGGCGCGAAATTTGCAACGATTGTTACGATATTGTCGAGAATCCTGACGATGAAGACGATTTAAGTCCTGATCGCTTGATAGCAATGAAGAAGAAACAACGTGAAGTAATCAACAGGCATTTGGAAAACCTTGTGAAAATTGCGGAGGTGCAACATGGATAG